ACTTCAATCAGTTTGTCGATGAAATCAGTGCTGCTGGTATTGGTCGTATCAATGTTGGCCAGACGTGCTACATAGCGCGGGTCACGTACGCAGAGGCCTACGTCCCAGTTGTACTGAGATTCATAGCCCCAGTATTCAAGGTTGTTCTCATCTCTCACTTTAACACGTCCGTTGTCGCGATAGCTGTAACCGCCAGGAACGCCTTCCGGAGTGATGCCGTAAACAGTATCAGGTGCAAAGGTCACTACCCAAAGGGAGGTCAGATTGTCACCGGTACCGCCCGCGTCAACAATCTGATTAGCGTAGATTTCATCCTGCCCAGCCTTATCATAGTAAAAAGCGCCAAGGCCGGTAAAGCCTGCAGGGTTGATTTGTTCATCTCCATAGAAGAAGGTAGTAGACATCTTCTGGCTCATAGCTTCCTGATGTGCATAGTTTTCATTAAGTCGATAGGTATTGCTGTTCTTGTTGAGCTTCATCAGTCGCTCATCAATCTGTGCAATAGCCTCAACACCGCCGGTAGTAAAGCTTGCCTGGCCAGTGCTGGATTTAGTAGGCGCTACGCCACGGTTAATAATACGCCATGCTACATCAGGCAGGCTGGTTCTGATAAGCGCTTTTTCAACGCTGCCGCTGTTGCAGGTTCTCATCGGGAATACTTCCCAGAGACGATTGGTTTTTGCCTGCAGTTCTACGACCTGCGCCGCTGCTTCATTACCTGCAGAGCGATACTGCTGCGCAATATCATACATAGTTGCCAGGCCGGTGTTGTTATAAAGTCCGGTTTGTGCCATTTAATTCACTCCTTTAGTATTTGCTGTTAGGGAAGAGGATATCTTCTGCCCGCGGGGTTCCCTTGCCACCGCCGACATGAGTATCTGCCGGTTTATCTTCGCTGATAAGCTGCCCGATAGTTACAAAGAGCTTGCAGACAGCAGGATGATTAATAGCACCGGTATCAATCAATACCTGCATCGCCTCACTGCCGCCAAAAGTATTTACAGCAGTTCTAGCAAAGCCAAGGTTTTCCTGACTGGTCAGCCCCAGCTTCTCGCATTCAGCGATATTCTTTTCAACGGCATCTTCTGCAGCATGCATATAGCCGTTGATAATCTCGCTGTGCATTTTCAGCAGGCTGTCAGCCTGTGCCTGCGAAAGCTTTGCATCCTTAGCTATGGCGGTAAATGCGCATCGGTGATTGTAAGGCCTTCGCCCAGGTTAAACTCATAGTTTTCCGGTACTTCGCCAGCGCCGCCGCCATCACCAGCAGGATTGCCGCTGCCGTCACCAGGAGGATTGCTGCCGCCATCAGGATTATCAAAGATACTTTTACTGCCACCTGCATCACCACCGGTGCCGCCATCGCCACCAGCTCCACCTTCACCGCCGCCAGCATCGCCGCCGTCAGGAGCCAGAAAGAACAACCATTTCTTTCGCATTAAACATTACCTCCTTCAAATTGGTCATAGAATTCATCTTTGTGTTTTTCTTTGGGACGGTCCCGCGCTTCCTGCCGCATCAGCAGCTCCAGCTGCAGGCCTTCCTCGGTATCATCTCTCAGCATACGGAGCAGTTCTTCACCGACGCTGCGCCGGCCAATCTCATACCCCATAACGCTTTGACGCCCGACAACATAGTTAGGAACATGCACTTCCATGCTGTCGAGCAGCTCATAAATAAATTCCCTGCCCGTCTGCGTCTGCATGACGTTTACGAGCAGTTCAGCAAATCTTTGCTTTTCCATCAGCTCATCCCCATTCTGCTCAGCATATCATCCAGAGCATTATCCGCATTGGACGGCACCTCACTCAAAAGCCTTGCTGCTTCCGCACCGGTCTTGGCCGCCTCAGCGCCCTGTGCCATCTGCGCCTGCTGCATCTGTGCTTCCTGTGCCTGTTGGCGTTGCTCTCTGAGCTGCTGCACCTCATCTTCGCTGCGCATGATTTTCTCAGGCGTACCGCTGATAACACCAACCTCACGGATTACGTTGTCGATGTTGATAATGTCGGCAGCTTCAGGATAGATACCTGCTACGTTACCCACCATACCAAGTACATTCTGTACGCTCGGCAGGCTTACCATCTTCTGCGCCTGCGCCAAGAGGCTCACGAAATTAACCTTCAGCTCATCTGCAGTAATCTCCTCCGGCATAGGCGGGAAAAGCTCGTTGCGCATACAGAGCCCAAACGTACGCAAGGTCAGCGGGTCCAGAACCTCATTATGGAACTGCTCCAGCACCGGCCCCAGCATAAGGATTTTCTCCTCGTGACGTTCCGCGACTTCCTTAGCAGTCATCTGCGGATTGTTCTGCGCCTGCGTCAGCATTACCATAAGGTCATTATAGAACGTAGCACTTATCTGCTGACGTTTATCGTTGCTCAAGGCTATCATGCCTTCATAGCGCTTTGCTCCCGGCGGTATCATTGGATACGCATTCATCTGCGTACCATCGGGGATAAAGTTGTTTGCACCAGGCTGGCGGTTGACTTTCTTCAGACTTGCCGGGAACATCATAGCCGGGTCAGCCTCGTTATCCATGCAGCGGAGCTTTGCTTTCTCGATACGCTGCAGCTGCATACAGTTACCCAAGGCATTATGCCCAGGACCATAACCATATTCGCAGTTGGCCACCTTAGTCCAACGCGGCATAATAAACGGCTGTTCCTTGTAACCGCTGATGCGCAGGAACTGCTGCTGATTGCCACGTTCCCAGTAAAAGCTCTGCCAGGGGAAGTTCCCGGGCTTTAATTGGTCAGGCTTATACTCATTGTTTTTGACGATGAGCATTTCAACCTCAAAGCGCTGTGTATGGTCATTGTTGTTATACGCAGTCTTTACGGCCACGCTCACGTTATCAATGCCAAATTCCGCTACCATCTGCAGAGCGGTCAATTCAAAACGTCTGCCAAAGGAATAAAGCCTGCCTCTTGCATCCACCCCGCCTGCATATTCGCCGCAGGTGTAGCTGCGGTGCCAGAGAGCAGTATCATAGTCCTGCATCATCAGCGCCGCTGCCGTGCCAAACTGACACAGCTCAGCCTCGATATCATACAGCATAGCGTAGGTGTTGCCACGTGCATATACGGCCATCATAACGTCACGCACATCATCCAGCCATTGACGCACCGAATGATATTCAGCCTTTTCCTGGTCAGCCAAAGACAGCTCAAACCACGGACGGCTCGGGGACGTCAATCCGCTTTGCAGGCCTGCAGCGCACTTGCCTGCAGCATCCATCGGATAAGGGTCGATAAGATAGAGGTCTCGTCGCTCTCCGTCAATGCTGCCGCCGCGTTCATGGAAGCGCCCTCGGTAAGGAACGATATACCGTGACAGCAGTTGCCACGTCGGTTCAAACGACGTGCGCCGCTGGTACATCTGCTCCAGAACGAAGCGCTTATCCTTCAGCAGCTTTGTGTCTCGATAGATTTCTTCAAACATTGCTATTCACCCAGCAATGCTTTCTTGATTGTATCTACCATGCTGCCGCCGGTCTTGTTGGTAAAGTTACGGCCTCTTGCCTTGCTCAGCTTTTCACGCAGCGATTCACGCTGTCCTTCGGTTGCGCTGTCAATAGTTGCGGCGCTCTGGCTTCCGGGTGCGTTCTGCTTAATCTGCGTTCCGCCGCCACCACCACCGCCGCCATGCAGCTGCATAATGATTTCTTCCATGGTCTCACCTCCTACCACATTCCATGAAACGGATCATATTCTTCCTGCGCGCCATTGTCGACGCTCCAGGCGTATTCATGTTCCTGTTTTCTGCTCAGCACCGGGAAAGCAAAGGTCAGCGCCAATGCATCCGCCCTGTTAGGAGACGGAAGCCCGCGCTTTTTCATACTCTCCTTGCTCTCCAGCTGCACTCTGCCATCATCACGCGGAGCAAGCTCCGGTCCTACGATGTCATCAGCCAGCACGCTGTCGTCAGGTGATATTGCTCCACCCTCCATAAGCCAGCGCCGCATATCCTGCCACATGGCAGCGCGCTTGTTTACGCAGTTAGGAGCTATGCCTTTAGTGCCGCCAAACGATACCAGCGTCCAGCTTCTGCCCCAGGCATCGCCTGCACTCTTGATGCCGGTACCATAGCCAAGGTCAATAAAGACTGCATCAGCGTGGTATTCATCTTCCAGCGCCGCAATCTTGCCGGCAAGCTGCAGGTCGTTATCATTCTTCGGATATTCAAAGAGCAGCTTACTGTAATTGCCTTGACGCAGGTATGCGCAGATTTTATCCGCACCGGTCCACGCAGGATCTACGCCAATTATAACCGGAGCGAAATTATACTGATATGGCTTGAGTACCCTTTTCCGTGCTTCATCCACGATATCCTGAGAGATATACTGCTTATCGCTGGCCGATGGGAACTCGCCACGCACACGGACTTTGAAAAAGTCGCTGTCCTCGCCGTAGAGCTTGCGCCAGATTTCAATCTGCGCTTTGTTGGTAAAGCTTACGCTGCGACTATCAACTCTTCTGCAGTGCCATAAATCACGCTGAGAGTGGAAGCAGTCATAAAAACGTCCAGACGAACGCGTAGGGTTACCGAAGCAGCACCAGATGATTTCTGTGTCTGCGTCCGTCAGTGCGCCCTCCGTAACCTCCCAGATGATGTTGTGGATAGCCGATGCCTCGTCAAAGATAACGAGTATTCTGTTGCCCTGGTTATGCAGACCTGCGAACGCTTCCGGAGATGTTTCATTCCACGGAATTGCATCAATCCGCCACGTCTTTTCCGCACCGTCTGCATTGCAGAAGATGCTTGTTGCAGTGTACGTGAATAAAGGTTTCGCTATCCACATGTTGTACCACTTGCCCAGCTCCGCCCACGTCTTTGTACGCAGCTGTGTTTCGGTGTTTGCAGTAACTACGCCGCGAGTATCCGAGCACGTGCTAATCGCCCAGAGAATGAGCCAGCTCACCATAGCAGACTTACCAATACCGTGTCCGCTGGCAACTGCTTCGCGAATAGCGGTATCCACGCTTTTTGTTCCAGCCTTTATTTCACGCAGTATTTCAAGCTGCCACTTCTCAGGACCTGTTTTATCCTCAAGCAGAGTATCAGATTCACCCCAAGGGAAAGACAATTTCACAAAAAGCTCCGGATCATGCTGACACTCTGAAAGATAATCCACCAAAGCATCATAGTCTTCCTGGCTCAAATTCAGTTTCATCATCAGGCCCCCT